GTTATGGTATCAAACAATGTCATTCTATTATTGAATAAATTGACTAGATCAAAGCCATTTAAGAATCTTTTGATGGAACAGTAAATTTCTTCTAATATGTCTGAAGATTCATAATCATTTAATTCTTGTATCTTGTCATTAACGATGTCTTTTTTGTTAGAATGAGACATCTCTCTAATGACTTCATTATCACTAATAAACTTCCATTTAAGGGTTTTGGAACAAATCAATAAATATTTATTATCACTAATTGATTTGTAAGTGCATGTTCTGGAATGCTTACATAAAAATCCTCTGCAGCCAAATATTGATTCTAATATTGATTTATAATCATTTAGATCCTCTACAGGAATGTTTGGTTTCAGCATTAAATCAAGATTATTGACTAAAGAACCTTTTATATTATTTCCTTTGACTACAAAATCATTACCTAATTTTTTCACAGTAGTCATATAATTCTTTAAAGACTGGTAGGAAACAGTTACATCATCTTTTTTCACGTTTGATATTGGAATAATTTTTTCAGATCTGAAATTGACACCTAAAAACTCTAATCTGACATTTTTTGAACTTCTAACTTCAATTGTTTTTATTTGAGGAGGATTCTGATTCAATGTAAAGCTATTTTCATATCCTTTAATTAACAAATCATATTTATCTTTGTCTTCATAAAATTCAACATTGTTTATTTTCATTGCTTTTTTGATTTTATTGGAAACTTCTCCTGGGTACACCAAAAAATTCTTAGATTCATCTACAGCTGCTATAGCAATATCTTTTAATCCTTCCTTAACTCTTACAGAAGTAAGATCATGAGTTATTTCTTCCCATTCTAATCTAAGAGAACCTTTTGATTTGAATTTGAAACCAGAATCTGGATTTACAAAAAGATTTATTAATTGGTATATATCACTCATATTCTTAATTGATGATTCTATCATATCTAGTTTAAACGCTTTACACATTTCTTTATAGTTGTAAATCATCTTATTCAGAGCTTCTGAAGAATTAATTTTGTTTACTTTAATATCAAATACTAGAGTATTCAATAATTGTTTGAAATTTTCTTTAAAGGTTTTAGAATCCTTTAAAGGTTCAAATACAAATTCCAATGACTCTACAAAATGTCCTGCATTTATAATATCCATTTTATTCCTCTCAAAAACATAATCAAGAGTTTCAAATTCTCCATTGTGCTGCAATCTGAAATATAAATTGCTTTTAACTCTTTCTTTTAACTCTTCAAATTCTTCTTTAGACTTTTCAAAAGCTTCTACAGTATTGATATGCAAAGATTTGCAAACATTTCTTATATCGGTCTCATAAGACTTACATTTTCTTTTAAAATATGGGTGTTTCATAGTTCCAATGGGATTTTTTATGTACATTAAAAGTTCATTGAATGAATTTTTTATGGTCTCATATGACCTTTCATGCAAAAAGTGAATCTTACCTTCAGGTTTGTATTGTTTTTCATAAACATTTATGTGATTTCGGTAGTCAAGAAACATTTTTGCTATATTTCTACTTTTATATATCAAATTATTACATTCATGAACTTCTCCTGTAGGTCTTGACAGAACACAAATTGCTTTTGAAGCATTATACTTGACATCTTCAATCTTATATATTGCTTTATTTGATTTGTAATAATAGCTATTGAAGGAAACATCAGATTTTTCTATAAACATTCTTTTTTTCCCTGATTTGATATTATCATATTCCATTCCAAGCACAAAATTAACATCAATATCAAAATCAGACTTTGACATAGAGTTTCTATAATGATCCAAAAAACCTCTTTTATTGTTTAATAATCGGTTTATTCTTTCCGATTTATAATCATCTATTGTCTTCATTTTACGACTATTTAATATATAATCATAAGTTTGTTGTGGTTCTCTGAAATATTTGCAAAGATTATCATAACTTTCTGAACCTTTATGATACTCTAGAATTGAACATGTTTTGAGTCCAAATGAACATATAGGAGCATTATAATCTTTATTCATTTTATAATGTTCACAAAGTCTTGTAACAAAGTATTCATAAATCTTTTCTGACATTTCAAGCCTATTAGACATTCCAAAAAAAGTACAAACTCTTGACAAAATGCTTTTATGATTTTTTATGAAACAAGGATCATCTAATGAACTTGTCATATTTGCTAACATTTTCATAGGACTGTATATTATGGTTCCTTGATAATTTATTACTGATATCATTTCAGTTAATGTTGTTGAAATACTATTTTTGGTTGATGAAGATTCAAGAGAAAAAGCTAACGAAACTCTGTCAACGATATTCATGACCATTTTTAAGTCATCTTTAGTTGGTTCATGATCATAAGTTGTTACTAAATTCTTATCATCAGAAGAAACAAAGAATTTATTACTTATTATATTTTTATTATATGACTTTAAAATCTTATCTGCTAAGTCACAAGAACAAGAATGAATAAAACTACTTATGTTATGAAACATTCCTTGTGGCCATCCTGCGTCAAAAGACATTACTTCATAGCTATTTTTGCCACATTTAAAATTTCTGAAACTTCTATTAGACTCTTTTTTGAATTCTCTATAAAATTCAGTTGAAACAAAATCTGCTGGAATGATTATTTCAAAGTCCTTTGCAGTGCTCATTGCTCTTCTTAAAAGTCCAACTAGTTTCTCTGGAACAATATCAAGAGAAATTAGAATCTCTAAACAGTAATCAAACTTTTCAACTACATCTTGAGGAGACCATTTACCCATATCAGCATTCAGATAAGATTTCTTTGAATCTGACAAACTACTATCCTGAATCTTTTCAAATTTTTTAAATTGGTTTTCAACAACCATATCAACTTCAGATATTTTGCATAAAACTTTAAAAAATGTTTGTATTATGTATAATTGAGAACGTTTTTTTATGTTTGTTATATATATTTCTCTGTTGCTACCTTCTGCTTGTGGTTTCTTGGTTAACCCTGTTAAGTCTCCATTTTTTTCATTTGATAAGCATCCCATGACAAATTGAAATTCATCATTGTATTCGTTTTGTCTTTCTAATTCACTCAAATATGTTTCAATGCATTTTTTCTTTTTGTAATCATCATTTATGTCAAGACTACCTGATGATGATTTAAAAACTCCAAAATCTTCAATAAAATAATCTTTAAATCTTTCTAAAATGGTTTCTGAAGTCACGTTTCTGCTATTCATTTTTTCTTTAAACATTTTAAATGATTCTTTCATGGCAGGTAAATACACAAATTTTCCTTTCATTTTGCCTTCATTTTCATAATATATCCCTGAAAATTTCTTTTCAAATTTGTCACAGTTCTCATCAATGTCAGAAACAAACTGTTTATAAGAATGAAATCTGTTTTGACCAGTTTTTTTATTATATACAAACAATGAATTAGCATCAATGAAATCAAAAACATCCTTGCAGTTGCTGAAAATACTATTAAAAGAACTTGTTTTGTTTTTTTCAATCATATCAAATATTTTTTCTTGATACATTAAATGTATTTCACGTTTATATGGATTTGATAAATATTTTTCAACTAAATTTGAAATATTTGAATAAACTGATTCTGAAATCACAGTGTAATACTTAAAAAAACCTAATTGTTTTTTGGAACTAGTATTAGCCCAAAATATATGATAAAAGAATGTCAAAAATTCATTGTTACTCATTATTTTTCTGGTATATATTGGGAAAAGATTATGAAACAATTCAGATTTAAATTTGATGTCCTCTAATGATTCAGTATAAAGTCTCGAAACAGAAAATTCACCAAAGTTACACTCAGGTGACCAAACTCCAGGGGAATCCTTTCGGAAAAATAATCTATAACTTCTAATGTTTTTAAGAGTTTTTTCACCTCTACCAGGATACAATATAAAACCAAAAGGGAGTCCGTTGTCTCTTATAATAACTTCATTTTCCTTCATCTTAACACTGAATTGATAAATCATGTCTTCATATAGTTTTGAAATCAACCTCAAAGATCTAATAGAAGAAGGACATCTAACCTCTTCAATATCCACATTGAATGGTCCTGAAACATTTGGTTTGTCATTTAAAAGGAATATATCCTGACTGAAAACACTCTTAAGATCAGTTCTGGAAAGAAATTCACTAATCCTTTTGTGATCTTTGACTGCTTTTTGAGTTTCATTATGTGACTCTTTATCAAACCTGAATTTCAGTCCCAAATTGTTATAATAAATGTCAGTAGACCTAGTCTTTATTCTTGTAAGTTTTATTAACTTGGCACTTGACTCAAATTCTGCCAAACATGAGTCAGTTCTTGATTCTAAAGGAAATATTTCATCAGTATTTGATAAATCATCAAATTGTGTCAAAAATTCTTCATAAAACAGATAAGAAACTTCAGTGAATTTTGTAAATTCATAAGGAAATTTGTAAGAAACATTATCGAGGAAATTAGGATCATAGCTTGCAATATTTGACACGTCCTGAAGCGGTTCATAATCAATAACAAAGCTGTCTGGAATGTCTTCAATAACAATATCAGGAAGATTGATTGGAGTAGAAAACTCGTTTTGAAAAGTAATTAACTCTGTTGATACGTCTTCAGGAATTACAGGATTTATATGAAATCTGTAATCAATCATTTTAAGAGGCTCTTTGCTCCAATTAAATGTGTTTGTAAAAAATATTGATGCAAGAGGAGAATAATACAAATTACCAGTTGAGTTTTTTGGACGATATATACTTTTAAATTGAGAATAACTACAAGATTGGCCTGTAAAGGTTTTTCTTAGTTCCAAATCATCAGTAACTAGAATATCATTTTCTTCTAGTTCTTTAATTATATTGGAATCATAATAAGTTGGTGTTATATTTTTAAATTTGACATCTGGAAACTTTACATTAGGTGATGAAAAAAAGTATTGAAAAAATCTTCTATAAGAATTTGTGTGTCTTTTGAGTTTTATCATTTCAGACATAACTGTTATAGAAAATTTCATTGGAATATCCATTGGTCTCACTGGATGTCTAATGAATATATTTGTATCAAAAACAAAATAAAAGTCTTCTTGAACTGGTTCAACAAAATATAATGGATTCAAAAAGAGTCTTTCATTCTCATTAGATGACTCATTTTCAAATTCAGGAATTTCTTTCAAGTGTCTTAAGACATCTACCAAATCCATATCAAAAAGTTCTAATATTTCTTTTTTATCCATTAGATGTGAATATTTCGAAATATAAAAATGTTTTTTTTGTAAATCCACATCAAAAGATTTCTCAAATCTCTTTGATATGATTTTTTTAGATTCATTTTTGTACTTTTTCAAATGCTCGCAATAACCAACACATTGACATGAAATGAATTTTGAATCCACAATCAAAACATTGTCTAATTCATAAATTGGTTTTGAAGTGACATTATTTGATGTTTCATGACTAATTACAACTTCTTCCAAATTTTTAGGTCCTTTATCTGGATTTATGAGACACATTGAATGAATAATACTGTCAACTAAATTGTCTTTTAATATTTCAAATGCCAATTCATGATCATTAGAATCGCATGAATCATGATCAGATGAGTGTGAAATATTATGTCTATGTATTTCAATTTCATTTGAGATTCGTCTACAAGATTCATAAACTTCACTAGTTCCACCTAAATAAATATTTATATGATTTTGAAGCAAATCAAAAAAACTAAAAAAACTCTTTATCAGCTCTAAAGATTCTTCAAGTTTATCTAATGTCTCATAATCAACTTCAAATTTTTCCAAAAAATTAGCAATATATTCAAAGTCATCTGAAAAACTCACAAGACATTCATGAGCTGAATCAAAACTGTCATAAGTGAGTACAAAAGACTCATTAGAAGAATTTCTAAACCAAACAAAATCATCATGTTCATTTTCAGTAGTGATACAAAATATTTTACCTACATATTTAAATGAAAAATCTTCAGAAAAGTTTTTCAAAAAAATATCAGGCACTAATATTCCATATGAAATATTCAAATTCTTAAATCTTGCAAAAGATTGCTTGATTAACTCGATTATATTTAATTGATTCATTTTAAC